GACAAATGGGAAATGAATTTCCAAGTCACCATCCTTCTGAGGTTTCTCAGAGGCAACAAGTTTCTCAATGAGAGGCTTGTTTTTGGTGTACTCTTTTTCGATTGCATCAAGAGACATTGTAGAATACTCTTTTACAAGTTCTTCAGCTGGTTTTGATTCAGTAGCATAAAGGGCAACCAATTTTTCAACCATAGGTGCTGCAATTTTTGCAGACATTGACTGAATAGTTGCTTGCATTTCCTTTTTCTCCTCGTCCTCAGAACCACGTTTTGCTGATTGTTTGCCTTTTGCTTCTTTGTCCTTATCAGGATCATCAGAAGTTGCATCTTTCTTCATTTTCTCCAACTCTTCTGTAGTGGATTTGAGCTTGGATTCAAGATCTTTTCTCTCTTCTTCTGCAGCTTTCAACTTTGATTCAAGCTCTTTGTGCTTTTCCTCTTCAGTTGAATTTTTTGCATTTTTAGAGTCGCTCATGTTATTCGCTTCTTGCTTCGAAGAGCAGGTGCAAGTCTTAAAAGAAATGTTGGTTGTGATAGGTGTGGAACTATCACCACCTCCACCATTATCAGTATGTACTGTTATGCCGTTTGATGCATTAAATTCATTAATCAATATTTTGAGAACCTCTTCTGTGAGTTCAAATGAATCATTAGCCTGGATTCTTTTGTCTATCTCATCTGCCACCTCTTTGGCCACTGAAACAAACCTATGCTTGTCGTTGTGTCTTACCAGTATTGGTACCTGAATTAATGGTGACAAAGCATCCCCTGGACCAAATGTTGTGGCTTTGTATTTTTTGGCCTCTGATGCTGTTAATAATTTCATTGGGCATTTTTCACCTTCACATATTGCTGTAATCTTTGCATCATCACCAAATGCTGGTTTGTTTACAAAAGCTACATGAAGTGCATTCCAGTCATGGACGTCAAGTTTTGGCAGTCCGTTTGGCATTTCACCGACAACGTCAACTGCCCCCTCTTTAGGCCAGATTGAAGGTGATACTGCTATTATCTCACCGGATTTAATCTTCTCAAAAAGGTCTGGATTTCTTATCTTATGAATGACAAATGATGTCTGTTTTTCCTCATCCAGTATATAATCAATGATGTTTGTTTCCCTGAACATCTCCTGCTGTTTTAATGACATTAATTCTGTAGAGCCTTCAGTATGGTCAAGATCACAGTCACCATCTTCACATTTTACAAATTCTATGCCTGGTTTGTCCTTGAATTTCCACATGTTTTTTTTAATGGATTCCCAAGTCACACGCCACCCGTTCTTGTTTCGCTTGGTGTTGAGGCCAAATGTCTTGACAAACATTCCTTCCTCACCACCAAATTCATCGAGTACTTGTATCTGCTCTACAGCCTTAAGATATAGCATATAGAGAACTGTTCTATGGTTTCTTTAAATAGAATTTACTCTATCCTGTTTCCATCATCGTAATTAGGTGATTTTCTTCCATTTCGTAGCCTTCTTGATACTCTGACAGTGCAACATGGACAACGTAATTGCCCAGGCACAGTTTGGATGAATATCTCACATACTGAGCAATATGCACGATCAGGCTTGTGTCTTGCTGGTGCTTTTATTTTCTGACAATTACCCTTGCAATTTTGTGTCATGATTACTCTATCCTCTTTACATTGGGATTTGATTTTGTTTTGTTTTTTCTTCTGGACAAACACCATTTACAGCATGGACACCTCCAAGAATCAGAGTATTTTATGAATCTCTCACATATTGTGCATTTCCTGAACTCTTCAGGCCTTTCACTAACTAATTTTGAAGAATATGACGAAACCTTGTATGATTCAAACTTGTTTTTGCAGATATCGTGACAAATTGACATTCCCAATGTAACGTCCTTAGAACGGGGTTGTTTTAAAATTCTTGTGTTTTATTCTTCTTTAATTCAAATTCGTTTCCGGTGTCACCGCCAAACTTGAATGACTGTCCCTGGCCTCCCAATGGGAATTTGTTCTTTGTGTCAAGTTTAGCAGTATAGTTTTCAATGCCTGTAAGGTCTCCATATGCATCATCTGACAATGGACCTCGTATCATGTTAACAGCCTCTACCTTGTCAAACCATTCTTCTATTCTGAGATCATTGAATGCGAGTTTTATCCTGAATTTCTTTAAGAGATCTGGGTTCTTTTCACCGTACACCATGCGGAACCATCTCTGGTGCCACTGTGGTGTGATCATCCTGTCGATGATGTTTCGTAACGGATTGATTACAGTTGCAGTTGCAAGTTGTATCTTTCCAAGCATTGTCGATCGGTTTGATTGTGATTCATCATAGAACATTGATTGTGGCAGGCCTGTAGATGCAACACAATATCTTAGAAGTGCCTCTGTAAGATCCTGAAATTCCTTTACTTTTGGAGAAAAGTCGACTGTTTCAGACTTCCAGGATTCTGGATCCTCCAAGATGACATTTGGACCCCCTCTCACCAAATTATTGACAATCTCTCTGTATTCAGTTTCCTTCTTCTCTTTTGTTTCTCCCTGTGGAGCGATTCCTAGTATGTACATCCCAGCCCATGTTGCTTCAGCCATTGCAGGAAAGTTTACACCGATATTCTTTCTAATGACTCTGGCAGCATCAATGAATGGCATTGCCATACTGTCACCATAAAACCATACATTTCTTGTCTTGGCTGACACTATAGGATTCCAATAGTAAATCATGTCTTTTTTTGGAACCATGTTGAAGCTGTTTCTCCATTGTACTGCCTCAAGTCGCCAGGTTTTCGGTTCAACCTTGATTATTCCCAAGTCCCTGGCATGTCCAAACTTTAATGATGATGGTATTCCTTTGAATTTTTTCCCGTCAATCTCTATTGGTGTATCATATCCAAAGAATAGTGCCGAGCGGTTGAATGTGTTGCCTACATCTACCAAGGCTGTAATCTTGTCGACAAATGAGACATCTCCAAAATTGTCGTCATCTCTGTCAATCTGGTTGTCAATTCCAATAAGAGTATCAATTACATCCTGATTTCCCTCTAACTCTTTGAGATTCTTATCACTGTCCTTGTGGGGGTTGATTAATTCGAGTTGTGGTTTGAATCCTGTCCCCACAATAAATTTTGTTAATGCTGATAATAATGGTCCCATGAATGTAAATCTGCACAGTGCTTCTATTACTATGTAATCAAGATCCTGCATTGGATTGTTGAAAAATTGTGGAGTAAACGATTGTGTGTCTCGCATCTGTAGTGCCTCTGATGCTGTTAATGGTCTCATTGTCCTGTCATCAAACACTGACAGTGACATATGTGGTGTCCAGTTTTCAACTATGTTTCTGTCATACATGCCAACCGGATCCACACCTGACTCTATCTCCATCGTGGATGTTCTTATCTGCTCCATTGTTTTTACAAGTGGGCCTCCTGCATGATTCACTGTGTCTCTTTTCTCGTTGATTGTCTTTCCCTTGTGCAGGATTTCAGTGTCGATTATGTTTCCTTTTGAATCCTTTGTTATCCTGGCTGTGTATTCCTCAAACCCGTCTTTGAGAAAAGCTGTATTTTGGTTTGATTTTACCTTTAGCCTAGATTTTGGCATGCGTTTTGGTTTAGGTGGGGTTTTTTTAGTGGAATTATTCTTTGCCTTAGTCAAATATCTCGTCTTTTTTAGAAAGACCTAACTTATTTATCTTAATCAATCTCTCTGTGGAGACGTCTTCTGTGCCAGGTTTGGTTGGAATTCCTCCTCCTATATGTGATGATTCTTTTTCTTTAGTTTTCATATCTTAGAGATTGTCAACTTATCCTTTCATCCTCATTTACAAATTCATTGAATCCCTTAACAAAATCTTCTTCTCTGTTCTTCCAATTCTCTGAGATGTCATAACAATATTCTTCATCACTGGCATCATTGATCATTCTAATATTATCTTCTTGCCAATCAGAATACTGCATTATCCATGCCAATAACATCCCATGCTTAGGACAAACCCAATGTTTTATCGAGAGATTGGATTTTCTAAAGCTAAGATATTCTTTCTTAGATTCATTGATAACCATGTAATAAATTCCCATTATTGTTTACCTCTTGATTGTTTTGTCTCATCGGTCATTTTACTATCTCGTAAGGTTCTCCATCAATTTCAATCCCGACATAATCTTTGAACCAGCCTCCCATTCTCACATATTTTACTCTCGTGTTACATTTGTCTCTGACTGTCAAACCACAAATCTCCCTAAAACAAATCCAATTCCAAAACCAAAACAAACTCCAGTAAATAAAGAAAACCTAATCAAGAAATTTCTTTCACTATTGTTGCTCATTGTCGTACCTCAACTCTGTCATTTGCATCATAGAAATAATCATCAAACTCTGAATTAGATAGCTGGTCATCTCTATCCATCACCCATTCAAGGATGAATCCTTTTGGAAAGTTACTAGATATTTTGAAAGTCAATTACGATAACATCTCCAACTAATCCAAGAACATTGAATTATTTAACTCATCTCTTGCATCCTCGGCATCCAATGAACGAGAATAGTCTCTATTTGATGCAATGCCTCCTCTTGAATTATCCGTAGAGCCTGGCAGACCTCCGCCAGTATGTCCTGTCCCTTTTCCATGACCTATATCCCATGCAGTTATTGAAAAGTTGTTTGCCATCAATGCATCGTCAGGTTGTTTGTCAGGATCTGGTGTGAAATAACGTATGTAGTAGGCCCCAGTATCAAGTTTTATTTTTTCTGTTCTCTCGTTTGTAAATTGATCTATTACCCAGTCTATCTGTTCCATATCCTTCCCAGGCCAAATCAATCTGTTAATCTTCTGTGTTCCCTGCTGGTTTGGTTTTTCAATGTACCCTTTGATTCTCTCCATCATCCATGTCTTGTCATACTGCCACATGTTTTCTGATTTCCATTTGTATTCCTCTTTTCTGTCCTTGGCTGTGGGATTGCCAGGTCTCTTGAGCCAGAAAAACTTTGTAACTCTGTTGCCAAACTCCTTTTCTAAAAATTGCACCTGTGATGTTCCTCCGCCACCATCAATTACTGATTGTTTTACAGAGTACTCATCTATTGTTGTCGCCACTTCTTCTGCCTGTTCTACTCTATCATTTGTTTCCAGTTTTCTTGCATGTATTAGCCTGAACACTGGTATCTCATCATCGATGGCCTGGTATACCCACTCGACTGTCCTGTTACCTCCACCCCAGTCGGCACCGTGATAAAGTTGTCCCAACTCGTAATCCACATCATGTGGTTTTTGCATGAGTAGTCTTGGGTCACAAATGTCATACAATGACTGTTTTGCAAATGGTATTACATCTCCGCGAACAAACCCTGCTTCTACTTGTTTAACAAAATCATTGTGTGTCATGTTTGGATCCTCCAAATCTCCTTGGATCGAATCACTTGGCAAAAGCTTGTAGAGGTTTACAGCATCTGCCTTTGACAGTGCTATCCAAGGAGCCATGTATTGTGAAAGGTGATAACCGTGTTTGTATTTTGATTCAGGGTCAGGGTTTGTTGGTTTCCAAGAACCATCAAGTACGTGATCTTTTGTCATATAGTCACCCCAAATCAGGCCGTTTTCGTCAAACTGCAAGTGTTTGCGCCAGCCTTGACCTATCCACTCTTTACCTGCTGTATCAACATATACATCATCTTTGTCATATGTCCACTCTCTCTTGTCTGACTCTTTCCACATTTTATGCCATCCAGAGTCCTCATCCCCACCAATTCCTGCAGCACAAAACTTTCCGTTTGTAAATGACTGTGATTTTTTTGCCTTGAAGTAGGATTCCCAGTCTAGGTACTGCCCCTCATCCCAGTCTTGTTCATCTGTTGATTTTCCTTCTGCATGTGTGAATCCTCCATAATGCGTTATGAGCCATGCCATTGAGTCTGTCATCAACTCAACTGATGTGGCTGAACCAAGTGTTGCACCTCTTACAAATTGTCTCAGTATTGGGGAGTTTCTCCATAACTGGTTTCTGAACTTCTTTGAGAATTCTGTTAATGATGGGTTTTCGTATGTTCCATAAAGTACAGTTGAACCTGGCCTTTTTGTCATCACATATCCCATTCGTGATGCAAGATAGTTTGATTTCCACATCTGCCTTGCAATTAGTAGCATCACCCATGCCCAGTCATCAAGATAAATGTCATGCCAGAATGTTAAATATTTGAGAAAGTTTGGTCTGCCAGCCACTGTTGGTCTTACGTATAATGTCCATTCAAGTAGGGATTTGAATTTGTTTGGTGGTATGAGTGAGAGTATATAGTTTAATCTTCTTTGAAACTGGTTTTGTGTTAGCTCTTTCTTGGTGTTATCGTCTACCTGTAGGGATTTTAGTTTTCTCTCCCTATAGTCGATTGCACTAGGAATGAAGTTGATCTTCTTGTTCGGATTGAACGGCATTCTCTTTCACATCTCCCAATGTCTTATTCTCTACAACGTCTTGAGTTTGGTCATATATGCTGGTAATGTAAGGTTGTAATTCTACTATTGTTTTTAGTATCCTGACTTTCTTTGTAGGATCTCTTTCCACATGATAGTTTTTCCAAGCTTCTTTTTCTATAAAATGTAATTTGACTATGGAGTCAGCTATGATAATATGATATTCCTGTGGAATTTTGGCTAGTCTTGACCATGATTCTGCATCAAGTTCTTTTAATCTTTCATAGTACCTGTTCTTGCCTATCCTGTGGCCTTGTGCTTTTAGCCAAGCCAGTGCGTTCTTCCAGTCGTGTTGGAATGTTCCCCTGGCCACCACAATATCAAAATCTATTCCCTCTAATCTCATTATCTTGTACGTAGAGAGGGAATTACTTTCCTTTTATTAGTTGCTCATTTTGTGCCGTTGTCCCATTTGTGTATGTAGTAGGCTGCATTTGCCACTAGGTTTCCCATTACACCTATGAGGATTAGTAATTCTAGATCAATCAATTCAGTTTCTTTGCCTTCTTTCCTGTATAGTTTTCCCATCTTTTTATTGTGACGTCTACATAAGCCGGATCTATTTCCATGCCATAACATGTTCTGTTTGTCTGCTCACAGGCTATGATAGTAGAACCTGAGCCTAGAAATGGATCATAAACCAGCATGTCTTTCTTGCTCCCGTCTTGGATTAACTGGGATAATAATTCAATTGGTTTCATTGTTGGATGCAAGTCGTTTACATGTGGTTTGTCGTATTCTAATAAGGTGGTTCTGTGTGGACCATAGAATTTGTGCTTTCCTTTCCAGCCATACAGGACAAACTCATGTTTTGAGTTGTAGTCCTTTCTTCCTAGAACGTGATTGTTCTTTGCCCATACTAGGTAATCACTTGGGGTGATTACCTGATTGATTAGGGCCTGGCGTAATGAATGGAGTTCTTTTCCTGACATGAAGATGTAGACGGTGTTGTATTCAGAGAACCTTACCGTCTTTAGAAACCCCTCATAAACCTGTGTATAGTTTTCAATGTTGTCTCCTTCTATTGGGGTTTCAATATGATTTGCTTTGCCAATCGTATTTAGAAACTTATTCTTGTTTGCATAGTCTACGCCATAGGGTGGGTCTGTTAGCAGTTGGTCTACTGTCTTGTTTTTTAGTAGTTTGTCAAATGATTCCTGTTCTGAGCAGTTACCACATATTATTACATGTCTTCCCAGTTGGTAGATATCTCCCAGTTTTGCTTCAGGTGTTTTTGGCGGTTCCGGTACTGGTTGTGTTTCTTCCTTTATTTCGACTGGTACAAAGTCAGAAAAGTCCATGTTAAACGATTCAAAGTCAAATGTTGGAATCTCAGACAGTACCTTTGTTAGGTTTTCCTTGTCCCAGGCTGACTCGGCTATCTTGTTCTCCATTATCATGAATGCTTTCAGATCTTTTTTTGACAAATCATCAAGAAAAACACATGGTACTTTTTTCATCTTGAGTTGCCTTGCTGCCAAGATTCTACCATGACCAGCTTCTATTCCGTAATCTGCATTTATTACAATGGGGTTGATAAAGCCGTATTTTTTTATGATCTTTGCAAGACCGTCTATCTGTTCCTGTGGATGTATTTTGACATTGATTTTTGACTCTTTTAGTTTGTCTATGTTGACAAGTTTACTTTGCCTTACAAGTACTTCTGACATATGTTAACAAATTTCTAGTTAGTTTTTATTGGTTGCTCAATTATGGCGGTACACCTTCCCAGTTGTCAGGATCCTCCAAGATGATTTGACGGAGTTCTACACGTGTTATTTCTTCACCGTATTCATTTCCAGACTGGATTTTTAATACCTGATAATGTTTTCCTTCATCTTCTATTATTAGAGATTCTTGTCCCATACCATCCCATAGATTTTTAATAAATTCGAATGGTTTGTCTTTAACCTCAATTTTATAATATTCTACTAACACTTGACATCCCCAATACCACTGGACTACGTTAGTATTTATTGATTCTGGTTGTCTGTTTGGTTATTTCCCTTGAACAGTGGTTTGAGGTTTTGTTTGTTTACTCTTATCTCGCCTTGTGGAGTGATTACAATGGTGATATTGTTTGTCACCTCTTGCAGGATTCCGGACTTTGTCATCTTGGCCTTTAGTTCCAAAAGTTCTGCTCGCATAGCCTGGTTTTCCAATTCCAGTTGTTTTTTGTAGTTATTCTCTTGTTCATTAGTTCCAGGCATCTTTATTGAATCCCTCTTTCTCCTTTGGTAGTTTGATCGTGACTGGGAAAC